AGCAAGTATCTGTTTGCTTCTAATTATTCTATATGTTCCAAAACGAGAATCCATGACAAACAAAGATTTACTTCATACTCTTTCAAAGTTTGGAACAAAAGAATCTTCAAGCAAACAAGATGTTCCGTATGAACTACCCATTTATGGCCCCCAAACGACAAAGGCTGAACCAAAACCGACCCCTTCCAAGTCTAAAAATGGACATAGGGAAGATGGAGATATAGATACCTATCCTGATATTTATGGTCCGGAAGTCACAATGACGCCCGGAACCAAGCATACGAAAAAGATGCATACAAAACAACCATCTTCTGGAAAGGTTGAATCAGATACTGTAGATCAAGAGGAAGATGCTTACCAATTTAATCCTGATTTTCAGAAAGCATTTCCTGTCTACGGGAACCCCCAACCCTTTTTAACAGATTTCTCTAAGTTTCAACATTAAAGGAAGGATGTTTGGATTAAAAAATGTGAGTGGAAGCTGTTGGGTGAATACATGCCTTCAGGCTCTGTTTCGTATCCCAGAAGTCCAAGCCCGTTATTCGTCTGAACTCTTTGAACAAGAAAATGAGATAGATAAACAGTTACGAACCATTTGGATCAGTAAAGGAACTCACGGGTTACATGAATTTTTTGAATCGGTTCGGACAGAAACAATGCCAGCTGGCAACGATATTGGAGATAGCCATGAACTGTTACAATTTTTATGTGATAAACTTTCATTTTTAGATAAACTGTTTCGATTCAAAATTGCAGATACAATTACATGTGTTCATTGTAAGCATCAAGATATCCAAGAAGATACTGTGATTGAATTTTCAATTGCAACTTTCGAACGAAATGCTTTAATAAAAACATGTATAGAAGATACTGTTAAACCTAACAAGATCGATGGGTGGAAATGTGAAAAATGTTCTAGAGTCGGTTGTTTAAAACAACAGTTGATAGGATCTTTTCCAAAGGTAATGATGTTTCATTTATTACCTACAAATGGAACTGTAGAGTATTCAAGTATTTTATCGTTAAACAAACATCAATATGCATTACTCTCTGTGTCTTGTTTTAATGGAGGACATTGGTGGTCGTATGGTAGAGATATGCCGGTAGGATCTAATTGGTACACATTAAATGATCAATTAATTAGCAATCATGGTCCAAAACAATTCCCTCTTTCCTCCAATATGAGATTATTGATTTATTATCGCATTGAAAATTAACAAAGATGTTACCTATGCCAACGATATTTATGGTTGCAATGGCAGGTCTTGCCCTTCTATCCGTTGTTGTTATTGTTTCAACTGGAAGTATAACCTCTTTATTTGTTGTATTAACATTGTTAGGTATTCTAGGATATGTTCTATACCAAATGGGGTATTTTAAAGTTAACTATAGTTCTGGAGAAGTCGATATTTCTTTTTTTGAAAAGACTCCTTCCCCATCTCCTCCTACATCCTTAATCCCTCCAAAAGCTATGTCTCTTGAAGAAAAGGAAGTCTTTTATGTCTCTGGAAATGAATATACATATGACGAAGCATCAGCTGTCTGTGCAGCATATGATGCAGAGTTAGCTACGTATGATCAAGTGAATGACGCCTATTCAAAGGGTGGAGAATGGTGTGGATATGGATGGACTCAAGGTGGAATGGCATTATATCCTACACAGCAATCGACATGGGATGCGCTCCAACAAGAACTAGATGTTAAGAAGCGAACAGGATGTGGGCGTCCGGGTATCAATGGAGGATATTTTGATCCACAGACTAAATTTGGAGTCAATTGTTATGGAATTAAACCATCCTCAAAGGCAGGTCTTAAATTTCCATTGCCTATTCCCGGAACGGATAGCAAGACATTTAACAATATGGTTCAAAAATTCAAGAATATGATTGGAAAAATGTCAGTATCTCCATTCAATCGAGATGGATGGTCAGAATGGAACATTTCTTCACATGGAGGATCACAAGCTCTCGCGGCTGTACAAACTCTTAAAAAGGATATCTAAACAGAATAAATGAATTATGCATTAGATACACCATTATTGAAGAAAACAGTGTATATACCAGATGAGAATGACACTGGATTTGCACCTGTATCTCAACCTGTTCATACGACAGAAACAGATCAGACGCATAGAAAAATGACATGGTTATTTCATAAACCTCAAAATCATGTTATTTTCCCAAAGGAATCAGAATCCGCAAGATTAGACAAGAAAAAGTGAGCTTCAAATATAAATGATTGAACTAGCACTTTTATTGGGGTTGGGTGCAGTCGGTTATGCTCTTGCGATTGATCAACCTAAAAAAGATAGTCTTGAACTTGTTGAACAATTTACAAGCCGTCATGAAAATGCACGCCCTACTGAGTCGTTGGAGGACGCCGTTGTACATACACAAGATACCCATGGTCACAATAATGAAGTGCCATTTTTTGGAGCACGTGTAACGCAGAGTATGTATTCAGGAGCTACGAATAACATCTTAGATAACCACACAGGTGCAGGAACTGAATATTTTCAGAAGCGTGAAGTTCGTTCATTCTTTGATGCCAAACCCGGAACAGGTAATCCTTTTGGAAACCAAGTAGAGACAGATTTTTTGCAATCCCGTATGGTGTCTGGTCAAAGTATGAAGAATGTCTTTCCCATTGACCAAGTTCAGGTTGGTCCCGGTGCGAATGATGGGTATACAAATATACCCAAAGGAGGATTTCAACAAGAACAACTTCGTGACTATGAATTGCCGAAAACAACAGATGAATTACGTGTAACCACGAAGCCGAAAGTATCCTATGAACCTCCAGTGATTCCCGGAGCAAACTATGTTACAATGCCGGGGATTCAAGCGGAAGTTAAAAAGAATAAACCAGATCGATTTGTTCTTACAGGGATGGATCGTGTGAATACAGCAGTGGGTGCTCAAACGGCACCTGCCATCTATCCAGAACAACCTATGAAGACACAAGCTCGTGAAACAACAGAAAAGGAGTACTTTGGGTCCATTGGTGGTGCAATTGCAATTTTAGCTCCGTATGTACGAGCGTTTACAGAACCCTATCAAGAGTTTATGAAATTAACAGCAGAAGGCCGTCCGGGTCCTGCTGGAGCCCATGGAACGGGTCTTTCGATAGGTGCTGATATGTATTCCGCTCAAACAAAGAAAGATGAAACAGTCTTATCAGATGCAGCTCGTATGAATTCAGGTCTTGTTCAAATCCCAGCACATGCTGAACATCTTGGATCGTATAGATTTAACACCCCTCTTCAAGAAGATATACACATTCAACGAAATGAACCGGGAATTCTAAATGCGTTGAATGAAAATCCATATGCTCAAAAACTTAATGCATTTTAAAAACGAATTGGATTTAGTACCAGGTTACATTATAACTAATAGATGGTTACCTATAGTTGCGCTAAATGTAAAAAAGACTTTACTCAAAAAGGTCATTATACGTCTCATATGAATCGAAAAACTCCATGTGTTACTGAAGAAAGACTTCGTGAGATTATTAAAGAAGAGACTAAACTTAGATCAGAAAACAACCCTAAAGCAGTAGATTTGTTTTCTGGTGCAGGAGGGTTAACACAAGGATTTGTAGATGCTGGGTATACTATTTTATTTGGAGTTGAACATGATGAACATGCGGCTAGAACCTATTCTGCTAATTTTAAGCATCCTATGTTAAATGTTGATATTTGCAAAATAAATGCAGAGGAGCTTGTACAACAATATGGGGTTGCAGATGTTGTATTTGGAGGACCCCCTTGTCAGGGGTTTAGCATGGCTGGAAAGCGAGATAATAAAGATCCGCGAAATAGTTTATTTATGGACTACCTCCGATTTGTAAACGCGTTTCAACCAACCTACTTTGTGATGGAGAATGTTCCCGGAATTTTAACTATGAAAACTGAATCTGGGGAATTTGTGAAAGATATTCTTCAATCGGAGGTCCAAAGAATTGGATATACTTTAAAATTTCAGAAATTGTATGCACCCGATTACGGAGTTCCTCAAAAGCGAAAACGAGTTATCTTTCTAGGATGGAAAAATGGGAGTGTAGAACCTCAATTTCCAATTCCAACACACACAAAAGAAACCTATGTTCCTATAAAAGACATTTTACTTCCAAAAGAAGATGTACCTTCTAAATATTTCCATAGTCAAAAAATGATTGACGGATTCTTTAGTCGACTTAAGAAAAATAAGGAAACAGGAAAAGGGTTTGGTGCACAATTTATTAAATTAGATGAACCATGTTATACAATCTCAGCTCGATATTATAAAGATGGATGCGATGCGCTTGTTAAATATTCGGACACAGAGATTCGGAAACTAACAGAACAAGAGGTTGCAAGAATTCAAACGTTCCCAGATAATTTTAAATTTGTATCCTCAAGTATTCAGACATATAAACAGATAGGAAACGCGGTTCCTTGTAGGTTAGCAAGTGTAATTGCTTCACAGATTCTGGAATTTCTTAATCTCTGAAAAGTATTTCTCATAGGACCATACTTTCTCTGTATCCGGTGCATGAGGATAGACTACAATACAACCATATCCTAAAATAGTTTGAATTTTTGTTTTATCAGGTATCTCCTTTGTAAGAAATATAACACCTTTGCATTTTCCAACAAAATCAAGATCTTGTCGATATCGTTCTCGCAAAGTTGTCTTTTTTGAAATAAGATACATATCGTTAATAGTCATTGTCGTAGAATTTGGCGGTATTAAACAATCAATTTTATGACAGCTTTTAGTAGGTTTTTTGGTACATAGAGTTCCATCTGAATCAATCCAAACTTGTTGGTAATACAATATATTTAGTTCTTTATGTTTCAAATTAATTAAATCTTCAAAATGTTTACCAACGACTGATTTCCGACTTTGAAATATAGACATACACATATTTGCAAGGTGCGATTTTCCAGACTTATCAGAATCTTCAGAATACCAAATAGAAGAAAATTCGTCTTCTGTCATCGTAATATGTAGAGTTTGAACACAGAAATTGTACGCTCTTTCGCATTCTTTTTTCTTGTAGGCATCCCATTGCAGAGATTCTAGAACATAGTCATCCATTTACTATAGGATGTATGTATCATTCTTTAAAATTCCATTTTCATAACATTCTTTTTTATTAAATAATGGATGTCATACGTGAACATTTAATTTATAAAGATGTTCCTGTTTTGATTTGTATGTCAAAGTTAACCCCTGTTGAACAGTATGAATGTATACGTCTTTTACTCGCAACGCGAGTAAAGAACGTATCTATCTGTACACACGAATGTGTGAACCCACATGTTGAAACATTATTAAAAAAATTGAATGTGAAATTTACTCAATGCTGGGACGAGTCTCTTCGGACTCTACAGTTTGAATAGGTTGTTCAGGAAGACGTTCTTCTTCAGCCTCAAAGGGTTGAATAGGTTGTTCAGGAAGACGTTCTTCTTGAGATTCAATTACATGAATACTGTTTCCTAAAAAAGCAGACCCCATCCCTGCTATGCTTGTAATTACAATCGATATCAAATAGAGTGTGGTTAAAGATACCATTCAATCTTCTTATGAATGAGTAAGATGTTTCATTTGGTGGAAGATACGGCATCTCAGATTGAGAACAATCTATTATGGGTAAAATCAGTTCGAGATTCTATATTTTCATGGTGGTTTAATGTTATTCTATTACTATCTGTGATAGGGTCCTTTATATACTTTCTACTTGCAAATTATGGAACAGCAACTCCTCCTGAACTTCAAAAAATTAATTTTGAACCCAATGTATGGCATAATGCAGTAAGAAATGTTCCAATAACAGAGTATGGACAAACTCCTAGAATTGAAACTGAAGATGTTGTACAAGGGGCTTCCCGTCGAACAGGCGCGGCAAGTTTTTGAAGAGCTAAAAGGTATACCTTCGACTCCTTCTATCGAGCCGATTGTAAAAGTGAGGCGTAAGTTAAGAATTCCTACTGGACAACAAGATAAATGAGTGCATCTGCGTATATAAATAGAGCGCGCATTCTCGCAGAAGCACGTAATCGAAAAGTCCAATATCCGGGAAATGTTGCGAGCTTAAATACGTTAGTAAATGCGATCAATTGTCGTCAGGATTTTACAATTTTAAACTATACTGTTCCGCCAAAGTGTTATTCATTGGTGTACAATGCAGATCTTTGTAAGCCAATTTTAGAACAACCTACATGTTGCTGTCCATCTGGAACCCTCAATGGTGGAAGTGTATCTACGGAAGCTACTGATATTCTATATGGAGGTGGAGTGACTTCAAATTATAGTACAGTTCTTAATGGGGGTTCGCCTTAATTAGAAATTGAAACAAACTATACTTTCATATAAAACAAATGCTAACACTCTTATGGGTCTTTGTTGGCTTTCTCGTAGGTCTTTTAATTGTTTCAGTATTTCAACCACCGTTGCGAAAACATTCAGGAGTTCCAACTCCACGTGATACAGTCTCGTTTCGAACAGAAACTGGATGTGTCCGATTTAAAACAGAAGAAGTGCCATGCTCTGCAAATTCAAAATCTCTTAATTTTGTAGCATCACAACACAAATGATCGTCGATATTTTTCGTGACAAAAAATCACTTCCTTTTTTATCGTTTATAGTCGGAATGGGAATCGCAATTATGTTATTTCATAAACCTGTCTTTGCAGAAAGTATGTTAGCTGTTCCTGTTTCAGATATTGAAGGAGAGGTTTTTTCATATAACGGAAAATGTTATCAGTACCACGCGGAGGATGCAGAATGTGAAATCCTCTCTTCTAAATAAATGGCAGACGGAGCAACTGACTTAAGCGATCTTCTTGGAAGCGGTCCTGTACAAAATCCCAACCTCCCGCAATCGACAACCTTTGCACCAATTGTAACGGGTGGAGGGGATCCGTTTATTGCTCCCATGGGTCAAAAACCAGCCATGACATTGACATCTCAGACTCATACATTTAATACAATTCGATATGCAATGAAAGGATTTATGACCTATTTTGGATTCTTCCTTGCAGCTATGTTGATTTCGTTGTCCACGCCCCGATCCTTGATTCTTCAGTACATTCCTAATACGTATACATCAGGAGGAGTTCCTTCCTATATGGGTGCAGGAATCCTAGCAGCTGTTGCTGTTCTAATTGCCTATATTGTCGGTACGTTATTCAAGTCTATCATTTAAAAATGGTTGAATGACCATTTTTGATTAGGAATAAATGACTTTTGAAAGGCCATATTCTTTCATGCATTTTTCAAGGAATTTTTGACAGGCTTCACATGGTTTGGAATTAAGATAGTCTCCTTTTTTATTAACTCGAACAACCGTTAGAATACAACCACGTAGTTTTGACATGTCTCCTAAACGTTTCACAACTGCGCGTTCCGCATGGAGAGTTTGATCGGACCATCCTGAACCTCTCGATCGTGTTCCAATTCTGTTTCTGGATTGTGCAAGAATCTTCCCTCTTTTTTGAATTTCCGCCCAGTGTTCATGCGTACCAATAGCACCGGTATACCGGTAACTATCTACCATTTTTACCTTTCGTTCTATATGAACCGTTAACTAATAAAAATAGTTTTCGTTTTCAAGGGTTGGTGTATATACAATATAATGGATATTTGGGATATGTATCGAATTCCAACGAAAGGTTGGTTTAAAGACCCTGTTGCCAAACTTCACCCTAGAATTATATTAGGACCCGGTTTCTTACTAAGTCCACAATTTAAAGAAACTCATTCTATAACACATGTTGTAAATTGTGCATATGATGAAAGTTGTCCTCAATGGGTTCGATTTCAACTTAAAGATAAATATGAATGTATAAATGCTGCGGATAGTCATGAACATGATATCACTGACTGGTATCCACAATTTAAACAGGTAATGGACAGATTTTTAAATGATCCCGATTGTAAAACGATTTATGTACATTGTCATTGTGGAATTAATCGGAGTGCATTCTTGTGTCTACTCTATCTTTGTTTAAAATTTGATTACTCTCTAGAAACTGTAATTAAATCTATGACACTTCAGCGTGGATGTACATTACTCAATCCTAACTTTCGAGAACAGGTTGTTGCGTATATCAAAAATCACAAGTTAAAGTAATGGCAAATCTTGCAAAAAATTCAGTATGGTCAAATTTATCTACATCCGAAACAGATATACTAGGTCCAACCTATAGTTATGCAGATTCTATACCCGGACCATCGACTCTTGGTGTCGGAACATCCGGATCCTTTAGTCAACTTGGAGCCAATGCAAGTGCTGTTTCAACGTATGTAGATGCATTAATTACAGGCGATCCTCCACTTGGAAATCAATTTTTTGTAAATACAGGAGGAACTTGTACAGCTCCTGATGGATCTGTAAAACCACGCTATAATTACATTAACAATATGTCATCAGGAACCGCTGATGTTCCAGCATCTATGAAAGAAATTGGGTCTAGTTTCAATGGATTAATTCCCGGGATATTAGGAGATATTGAAGGATTAAATCCTCTTCATCTATTTACTGCATTAACAGTTGATGCATCTCCACAATGTGCCTGTTATAAATGTGATGTAACAACGGGAAGTCAATATCAATTTTTAACTCCTAATTTGTCTCCTGATTTACAAAGTGGAAATTGTACACAAGTGGATTCATCTTTTTGTTCGAATTCGGGTGTTGAATCCTTTTCCAATCCAGAAACATCTACAGTGATTCCAACAGTTTTAGCTGGACTTGGATTATTTGTTTTAGTATTTTCATGCAAGTAGGATTGAAGCTACTATAATGGATAACATTTTTCGAATAAAGAAGTCTCGCGATTCTTCAAAATCCAAAGCATCAGATATTGTTTCCGGTACCTTAGATTTTGTACATCAGAACATTGTATCTTCCATTAAAGAAACATCTATAAACATAGATGACCTTAAGAAACGAGCCGATGAAATAGAAGAAGAATTGGATAACTTAACAGATTATTATAAAGCCACAAAGTTACAAGAAGAATTGAGATGCATTAAACATAGATTAGAACAAAAAGATGCACTTAAAGACTACTATATCAAAAATGCAGATATCATGTTAAAATATTATAATTCATCTGATAAATCGAAAACAATTACTGTATCACCTTCTGATCAGAATACATTCATTAAATATTTAAACACGTCAAATCCATCCACAAGCGATTCCTCTATTCATTCAAAAAAAGAGTTATTCGAAGAATTTACAGCTCGTATGAAATTGAATACTGTGAACGATTCCTGTGAAAAGACAAATCTTGCGTCCGAGCATTGTAATCAGTGCAACATTGCACGAGAAGAATTATCAGAAGAAGGTATTTTAGTGTGTCCTCAATGCGGATCAGAAGCCTATATGTTAGTTGTATCTGATTTTCCATCCTTTCGAGATCCTCCTAAAGAACGAAATAATTATGCCTACAAAAAGATTAATCATTTAAATGAAATTTTGAATCAGTTTCAAGCAAAAGAATCGACAATTATTCCAGATGAAGTCATGAGTGAAGTTATCTGTGAAATAAAGAAACGTCGTATTCAAAACATCGCTGAATTATGTGAAAAAGATATGCGAGAAATTTTGAAGAAGTTAGGACGATCCAAATATTATGAACATGCAACTCATATTCTATCGCGATTGAATGGGAATCCGCCTCCAACCATTACACCTGAAATAGAGGAAAAAATACGAAGCATGTTTCAAGAAATACAAGCACCTTTTTTGCTATATTGTCCTGATGATCGAACAAATTTCTTATCGTATTCCTATATCTTGTATAAATTCTTTGAATTGATAGATTTAGATGAATATAAAGTGTATTTCCCATTGTTGAAATCAAGAGACAGATTAATTGCACATGATGCGATATGGGAAAAGATTTGTGAATA